AGCACTGTCAGAGTTGTTGGCGTCCGTGTAGGTTGTGAACTCATCCCAACCATTGCCAGCTTGGTTGATGTCATCATAGGTATCATCGCTAGCTAGAGCACTGTACCCCGTCAGATCAATAAGACCACAATACCAAGTAGCATATGCAGTCGTGTTGTGGAAGCCAACATCAAGAAGATGATTTTTGCCTTCGTTAACAATACCATTGGGGAATGCGAATGAATTAATTCGTTTACCATCCCGGTACAAATCAACGGAGAACTTACCCCGAGGATCAAATGCATTGATCGGCTGGGCAGGTGCAACGGCAGGGGCTCGTACTAACTCGCAACCTGAGTGTTGTGTTATTCGTAAATCGGACATGTGTTACTCCTTATTTGAGTGATAAAGTATTTCGCCGCATCTCTCGCCGTAAAGCTGTGGCTATATCTCTTGCTGATTGTTTAGTGGACGGCCCACCGTTTACTGAGACGTTTATGTCACCAATATTATTATTTGTGACGGCACCGCCCTCGGCCCTGTACAACGGTTTGATACCGGCGTTCATGGCCACTAATTGTGAATAGAATCTCTTTGAGGATTTTGCATTCATTACAAACTCCCCGGGTGTGAGCATGGCTGGCACAGTGTCTGTGCCCTTGGGTGCGAACCCACCACCGCTCAAGTATTTAATTAAGCCTCCGTGTGAAGAATTCTGCACTATACCAGCCCCAGTAGGTAGTGGCATTGTGGCGGCAGTCGTTGCAATTCCAGCCATTATATTCTGGGCCTGTGTTAGGCTATCAACAAAAGCTGTTGCCTGCATGGTTTCAGCCGTTGTTTTTATGGACGCAGTTTTTGTAGTAGCCTCTTCCAATCCGGCCCCATCTATTCTAAATTCAATTTTGTTGTCATTATTTTTGAATTTATTTAGAATAGATTCTAGTCTTTCAGCATTCCGTTGAATAGTACCAGCCTCGGCCGCACCCACATCCGCTTTTGCAGCGTCTTTAACATCATTAGCCATATGGGCTAATCCAAGAGCAAGTTTATCTACTTCTCGTGTAGCATACTCAAAGTTTAGACCTAGATTAGTTATGCCTTCACTTACTCCGATGTCCTTACCTAACTGTGATAGTTTTGCAACCTTCAAAGAGAAGTCTCTTAATTTAGCTGCATCCCCACTGCCAGGAGCAAAACTCAAGTCTTTAATGCCTTTAACACCTGATTCGAGTTTTTTGAACTCTGTCACGAATGTTCTTAGCTGACCTGGGGCTCTCTCGTTAGCCAGCGGAATATTTTTTGGTAGCTCCAATGTAGAAACTGTTTGCTCAAGAGTCATATATAGTTGCTTTAGGGCAGTTAATTCTTCTTTGGCCTTGACTATAGAATCCTTGGCGCGGGAGAACTTCTTACTAATATCCCCCGGAGTATCCTGGGCAGAAACGCCTTCTCCCTGAAGACTCAAAAATACCTTAACCTCAATTGGTATTTCGTTAGCGGCGGCTTGCAACTTAGTAAAAAATCCAGCATAGTCGCTATCTAATTTTACTTTGACGTCTGGAAGTCTTGCCGCCTCAGCATTTATCTGTTGACCAATTTTTCCTAAATCTAATAATTCACTGAGTTTTAGGTTTTTAAGCTGGTCTTCACGACCAAACATATCAAGTAGCTTACCCCAGGACTCTTGTGCTTTAGTCCCGTCAGCGGCTATTTCCTTGGTACTCTTTTGGACTCCCTTTTTATCGAATACAGTTGAGCCTTTAAGGATGTCCGCTGTAAGTTTCTTCATGTCCCCAAGGCGCTTTTCTTGGGCCTTCAGGTTAGCATTGGCAGTTGCCGCTGCTTTTCTACTCAAAGATTGTTCCCGCTTAGACACACCAATCAAGGCATTCATAGCCTGAACCTGTCTTTGACGTGCAGAAGTTATTGAACGAACTTGGGTACCTTCATGCTGAATGCTACCTGCTGTATTTTCAGACTGTTCAGCCTGCTGTTGACCAAGCTCAATAAGTTCTTTTGCCCGTTCTAATTGTTCCGGACTCTGGGCAGTCCTAGTTAATCTGGTACCCTTACTGATAAGATCGGCTGCCCGACGCCCCTGGGCCTCGGCTTTTGAGATATCATTTAGTCTACTAATTTGCCAATCGAATCTCTTTTGGTCAAGAGTAGTCTTTTGTTTAACTATATCTTTATGCGCAGCCTTAGACACCTGAGCGGCCTTGGCCTCAGCTTTTGATAACGCATTGACTAAGTCCTGTTGACCTTTAATCAATGAGTCAAATCTATCTTTACCGAACTCTTGGGAAGTGTCTGATAATGATTTTACACTTTTTTCAGTGGCACTATACCCTTTCTGTAATTGTGCAAAATATTTTACAGCATTACCTTCTAATTTCTCCCAATCCTTAACTTGTTCTTTAAGACTTTCACTAATGTTCTTATTTATTAGGTTGGCATTCGCTTTACCCATTTCGTTTAGGAGCTTAACATGCTCGGCCATTCTTTCATTGGCCGCTAACAAGTAATTGATGCCTTCACCAATTGCATACCCAGCAAGGAAAGCTACTCCAATACCTAGAGCCATGGCAGCCCTAATTGCTATGGCAGCCTTTTGAAAGACACTCATAGCAATCGTAGCTGATTGCAGCTTACTGACTAGGGCAACCACACTAAAGGTAGCCACAGCCGCTGCCAGGAATCCCATGTTGTCGGCCAGACCCTTAATAGCCTGGGCCCCACCAGTGGCGAATGGGATCAGTGCATTACCAACCTCTTCTAATGAGATTTTAAGCTCATTGAAAGCCAATTGCGCACGTTTTGCTGGAGTATCTAAGACTAGTTTAGACGCCCAGTCTAGCAAGTCCTCCCCAGCCTCATCAATCTGCTCAATAGTTTTGAGTGTGCGGTCCATGTCACCAGTTTGAGCAAACACACCTGCCAAAGCACGCACATTTGAGAAGAACTCGGCCATAGAGTCTGATGCCCCGCCTGATACCTTATCAAGTTCGGCTAACAGGTTGTTCATGCCACCAAACATCTTGATGGCCTGCTCGGCATTGTCCACACCCCACTCGTCCTGCATAAGAGTTTTGAGCTCTTTAGTAGGCTTTAGCATCTGGGTCATGATAGCACGCAATTGCGTGATAGACTTGGTAGCTCTGGTACCCTTAACAGTCATGTTAGCTAAGGATGCCAGCGCCTCTTCTAAACTGACACCCATTTGTGAGGCTACTGGACCCACAGCACCCAGGTTATTCGCTAAGTCTCCGACTCGTAAACGACCAAGCTCAATAGTCTTGAATAGTTTACCAGTGACTGCTCCAGCCTCTGAGGCATCCTTATTCCAACCATTAAGAGCGGCAGTAGTTAAGTTGACAGAGTTTTCAAGAGACGAGTTAGTCGCTATAGCTAGTTTTCCAGCGGCTCGGAAGACTTGTAATGATTCCGTTGCGTTACCAACTTGGTTGGACAATGTCTGATAATAACCTTCAGCAACATCACTGAGTCCTGCACCCGTATCCTTTGAGATAGATATTAACTCTTTACGGATTCCTCCGAGGTCCGCACCCTTACCAGCGATAGTCCCGATTTCAGCCAGTCGTATACCAAAGTCAATAGCCGCTTGTGTGCCTTCTCTTAGGGATTTAACTAGAAGGTTAAAGCCTCCTAAAGCCAAACGAGTAGTCACCACTCTGGCCAGAGTTTGCCAAGAGATAGTGAATTCTTTTGTTTTATTAGCGGCTTCCTGGGTAGCATTCCCGACTGCCTGAATGGCGCTGGCCCCTGCTCTTGCTTGGGTTCCTAGGTTCTTACCAAGAATAGCGTCATGGGTTAAAGAAGCTTGTTTTACCTTATTTAGCGCCGCACTGGCACCATCTATAGCTTTAGTGGCACTAGAATAATTTTTAGCGAGGGCACCAGCCTTGTTGAAATTCTTTACAGCTTTAGCAGTGTTATTAAGACTTGTATTCAAACTGTCAAGGGCAGTTTTCAAATTGGTGATGGTGCTAATGGCATCCCCAGCGTCAAAGCCTAATCGTTGAATAATATCTGACATGTGTTAAACCTTGCGTCGGATGATCTTAATTGTTTTCCACGGATTTGGTAGTTTGACAGTCTTGGCGACTTTTTCAAACTCTTTAGCTCCGGCTTCTTGGAATCCATAAGGACCGGGTCTAGTTAGTTTAGCAAACAGTCTTGCTGCATTTGGATTAGCATTAGCATTATTGTATTCGTTATATACTAGATGCCACAGAGTAGTTTGATACTCCAGAATAAACTTGCCGTTTTCCTTTATAAGTTTACCAGTACTCTCGGACTTACCATCACTGGCCGTTTTAGCCCAAGGTATATTAGCGATAGCTGAGATAGTTACGATGGCTCCTAACTTCTCAGCTATCTTTATAAACGTACCATGGGAGGCCCCAGCCCAAACTGGAATACGGGCCAAACAAGCATGTAGCCATTTTACACCACCATGCATCAACCCGTCTAGTAGAACCTCGTCCATCTCTTTCTCGTAGCGTTTGACATATAGCTTCATGAGATCATAATTGAAACTCATTTTCATTATGGTTTACCTCCAGCCAGTTTAATATCCCATGAGGATTCATCATAGGATGCTGTTTGATCGAACGCCAAAATGAGAGCTTGCATCCATGGAGCATTATCGTCCCAAGTATCTTTTACCCCGGGGGGTTTTATTCCTACTCGGCAGCAGGCTTGCCAGATGGCATAGTCTCCGGTGCGATTTGGAGGCCAGAGGATGCTTTTGCTGCTTCCTGCTGACCACGTAGAAAAACCGCCCGTGCCTGCTCTAGCTTTGATTCATCAAGGGCATTGGCTTGCATAGCTAGTTGTGACACTCTACCAATCTCAATAGCAGATAGCCCAGCATTCTTCAAGTCCTCAACATAGTTGATCCAAGTCTTTGGATTATCCAGTTCAACTGTGTCCCACTCGATGTCACTGACAGCAAGAGATCTCACCACCATAAAAGCAATCCTCCGGCTATTATAGCTGGCCAACATCTCTTTATACCCAGGGTCATCGTTCATGGGTTCCCAACCATTCTTAGTCAGTTTGCCAGGAGCTTTGGGTTCTGGACACAGAGCATCAAAGTCATCAAAATTCGGAATGGCCTGTGCTTTGAATACAATTTGGTCCTCACCGCGCGGCAGGACTAAAGTTTCAATACAAGGACCTGTTAATTTTTTTCCACCTAGTTTCATAGTGTATTCCTCCACCAATTAGTTAAGAAACTAGTGGGCCACGGAGTGTAGCCCACTAGAGATTAGTTATACTTAGCTACGTGTTACAGTAGCATCGGTAATATTGCATTTACCTGATACTGAGATAGTTGCGTCTTGGAGACTATACTCCAAGGACTCATATCGGAAGTCAGCCAGGGTTGTAGTTTCATCTTCTGTTGAACCACAACTGAGTGAACGATCAATCTCGATATCCACACAATAAGGTTCACACAGGTCAGAGGATGCTGATACCCATTCGGCGGCACCATTAATCTGTTTGACAGCGTCTACAGGTGTGATAGCTTCGCTAGTACCAGTTGTAACAAATTCATATGCGAACTCTAAGCTCACATCTAGAGGTTGGTCTTCGCCCTCACGTACTGTATCAAGTACACCACGGTTCTTCAGATACTCGTACTCCTTAGCTTCCGTGTACGTTAGGTTACCCTCACCGATGGTGATATCCAAACGCTGGGCTTGGAAAGTAATAGTATCATTCTGAGAGGGCGTATTAACTGCCCCCCAGGCAGGTGTAAATGTAATATTGGTCGTTGGACCAGCACCCGCAGGTGTTCTAGCAGATACTGTAAATACAGTATCAATACCAGTTACCGTAAATCTAGCACCTACGGGGATTAGGTCTGTGTCTGTTGGACCTACGAGAACTGTGGTGTTGACATCAACATCTGTATCGTTTGCACCGGGGGAGGCTTCAGCGATATTACATGTACCCGTTAGGCCATCTTTTAGACGAATCGTGCAATCACGCAAGTCAATTCTAGCCATTATATTTTCTCCTAATGAAGTTTATTTGTAAAGAACGTTCTGTACCTTGCTATAGGCTGCAAGTAGCCTGATGTCATCACTCATCATCGTCATTAGCTACGTGTTACAGTAGCGTCAGTTATATTGCATTTGCCCGACACTGAGATAGTCGCATCCTGCAAACTATACTCTAGGGACTCATATCGGAAGTCAGCTAAGATAGTTGTTTCATCTTCTGTTGAACCACAACTGAGGGACCTATCAATCTCGATGTCAACACAGTAAGGTTCACATAAATCAGATGAGGCTGATACCCATTCTGATGCACCATTAATCTGTTTCACAGCATCCACCGGTGTTATGGCTTCACCTGTGCCAGTTGTAACAAATTCATATGCAAATTCAAGGCTCACATCCAGGGGCTGGTCTTCTCCCTCGCGCACAGTGTCCAAAACTCCACGGTTCTTCAGGTACTCGTATTCCTTAGCTTCCGTGTAAGTCAGGTTGCCCTCACCGATGGTAATGTCTAGACGCTGGGCCTCAAACGTAATGGTTGCAGCGTTGGCTGGAATGTTAGCCGTTAAAGCAGGGGTGAAAGTGATGCTGGTCGTGGGACCGGCAGCGGTTGGTGTACGCGCAGTAACAGTAAATACTTGGCTTGCCGTATTAGGGACGGTAAATCTGGCACCTAATGGAACCAAGTCAGTGTCAGTTGTATTCAGTAATACATTGTTTGTACCGGAAGCAGTTGTTGCATTCACAGATGCATCGACTGAGGGTTCATATTCCCCTGGTGTAGTTTCTGTTGCATCCCAGTCAGCTAGAAGGTCAATAGCCGCTACGATATTAGCCGTAGTTGTATTAGATGCGTTGTTAACTGTGATTGTTAGTGTATCGTTTGCATACACAGCGGTAGGTGTGCTGGCAGGGGGGGTGGCCGACTCGGAAAATACAATAGACTTTCCGTTCCACGCCGTCCCTACTGCTAGAGCCTCTACTGTAATAACACCTGCGTCATTTGTTGTAAGGGTGCCTACGGCATTAACAGCCGCGATACTAAGGGTTGTGTCATTTTGTGAGATAGAGGCATCATTGATAACTGCCGTCCCACTGAGACCATCTTTCAAACGAATCGTACAGTCACGTAGGTCGATTCTAGCCATTTTTATATTCTCCGTAAATAGGGGTGATGCTATATTAGCTTGTTTTTAGTTCCATTTGAAATTTTCCATCCACTACAGATTGTCGCACTCTGTCAACTTTATCTATTTGACCAAAGTGTAATACTCTATTAGAGTCATATTTTCCGTGCCTAGGAGTAAGGCATCCTACGAATGAAGAGTCGTCACCTACTTCTATTCCATATTTATAGACTGATATTGGACCATCCATAGCCGCCTGGAAAGCACCACACCATGTTATAATGTCATAAGCGTTTTCATTTGTTTCCTGCATCATGTTTGTCAGAAGAATATTTAAGTCTACATGTATCTGGTAGAAGTCTTTG